TGGCTGAAACATGGCCGATATGAAGATATTGATTTTCTAGAAGAAGAAGGCGAGCACCTGCCGCCGTCGATGACAAATGTACTCAAGTCCGTACCCTCGGCCAGGGTCAACTTAAACGATGAACGTAACCGGCAGACTAAGGAGCTAATGAAATGAGTAGAGAGATTAAGTTCAGACTAATCAAAGACGGTAAAATAGTTGGGTATGAAAACCATATATTGCGTCCTCAATGCGGCGAGAGCAGACCAAATGTAATTTGCGTTTGCTATTTAACTCCAGAGGAAATTTTAGACCCAAAAGCGTACTGGAGATGTAGTTGGTACAACTTTAGGGATTTCATAGATCACGATGATAAAGAGCAATCCACCAATCTCAAAGACAAGAACGGCGTGGGCCAAGAAATATATGATGGCGATTTGATTGGCACGCCCAATGGCATTGTGTGTCAAGTTGTTTGCCGAGAGCTATATGGTCAGTGGTGGACCAAATTCAACAACACGTCCCATAAGAGCCAATGGGACAAACCCCTATTTGAAGTTGCTGGAAATTCGTATCTAAAGGTAATCGGCAACATTCACGAAACCCCGGCAGATGGCCGGACTAACTAAACCTAAAGAGTAATAGTCCTATGGACAGAAAGGGGTGGCTAAATGACCGGTCGTTAAAGCCCAGAAACGGGTATATATTGATATTTGAATTTAAAAGAAGGGCGGCGGGGGCATATTCTCGTGAGTTCCCGCCGCCGCAATTATAAAATAAGGAATACAATTATGGATGAAAATGTAAACGAAGAAGAATTAGAGGAAGAAGAACTGGATGACGACTGCCCCTATTGTTTGGGCACGGGCATAGGGTGGAACCACGAATCGAATAGCTGTGGACATTGCAGAGGTCGCGGCTACAACCTGCCAACGAGGGAAGATTATGAAGACGACTAAAAAACGACGATACCTCAAGCCGTATGTCCAGCGACAGTACATAGTCGCCTGCAAAGGATGCGGCAAGCGTCTCCGCGACCCTCTTGATAACCCGATATACGTGGTGTGTTCTATCGAGAAGCCGGTGAATAAGAAGACGGACGGGGGAGAGTATTTTTGCTCTCAATCATGTATGGATAATAACGACCCAGTCAGAAAGGAAGCTGTTAAAAATGCCAGAGAAGGTTAAGGAATATAACGCATTTCTTGAACGTAAAAAACAATACGGTGCTGATGTTGGCTTTGCTCCATTATTTATGCCAGATTATCTTTTTGATTTCCAAAAACATTTAGTTGATTGGGCATTACGGAAAGGTAGAGCTGCTTTGTTTGCCGATTGCGGATTAGGAAAGACGCCGATGCAATTGGTATGGGCTGAAAATATTAGAAGAAAAACTAAAAAGGATGTTCTTATTTTAACGCCGCTTGCAGTATCAAGACAGACAATACGCGAATCAGAAAAATTCAATATTCCCGCCGCAATATCCCAAGATGGACAGCACAAAGGAGGACTTGTGGTTACTAATTATGAACGATTAGACAATTTCCATCCAGGTGATTTCGCTGGATGTGTATGCGATGAATCGAGCATCTTAAAATCTTTTACAGGACATAGAAGGAAACAGATAACGAGATTTATGAACAAAATTCCTTATCGCCTGCTGTGTACCGCTACCGCTGCCCCGAACGATTATATTGAATTAGGAACGAGTTCAGAAGCATTGGGGCATTTATCGCATACTGAAATGCTAAAAAGATTTTTTAAGTACCTGGACGATAAGGGGCAAAAAAAAGAAAAAAGAGAACAGGACGAAGCGTATTATATAATTGAAGCAAATAATAATTATTATAGAAAATTGTCATATCGGGTCGCTCAAACTATCGGTCAATGGCGATTAAAACATCATGCGGTAAATCTGTTTTGGAGATGGGTATCGTCATGGGCGAGAGCGTGCCGGATGCCTTCAGACATGGGCTATGATGATAGCGCGTTTGTATTGCCAAAACTGAATCTTCGCAAAACAATAATCAAATCAAATAGCCCGCCAGAAGGGATGCTATTTACTGTTCCCGCAGTTGGTCTAAGCATGGAAAGAGAAGAACGACGGCGAACGTTAAACGAAAGATGTGAATTAGTTGCCAATCTGGTTCGTCACAATCGCCCCGCAATAGTATGGTGCCACATGAATAACGAGGGCGACCTACTGGAGCAACTGATACCGGATGCCGAACAAATATCAGGAAGAACAAAAGACGAACGCAGGGGCGAGCTGTACGATGCTTTTGTTGATGGTAATTTGAGAGTTCTTGTGATTAAGCCTAAAATAGGAGCGTGGGGATTAAACTGGCAACACTGTAATCACATTGTGACGTTCGCGTCCCATAGCTATGAGCAATATTATCAGAGCGTGAGACGCTGTTGGCGATTTGGCCAAAAGAATGACGTTGATTTAGATATTATTGCGACTGAGGGTGAAATACGCGTAATGGAGAATATGTTACGCAAAGAACAGCAGGCTAATGCGATGTTCAAAAGTATTATTAAAAACATGTATAACGCTGAGAATGTAAACAATAAACAAAAATTTACCGAAAGAGAGGATCTACCGCTATGGCTATCAAAAGTCAATGTATAAAAGATGAATATGCACTTTATCATGGGGATTGCATAGAAGTTATGCGAGAAATGCCCGAGAAGAGCATTCACTTGAGCATTTACTCGCCTCCGTTTGGGGGGCTGTATATGTATAGCAGTGACATTTCTGATATGAGTAACAGTGTTGATAAAACAGAGTTTTTTGAACATTATGGTTTTTGTATTGATCAAATTTCTCGACTCACAGTTCCCGGACGTTTATCGTTCGTACACTGCATGGACATTCCATTGAGCAATGCAGGGTGTGACGCCATCTATGATTTGGCCGGTAATATTATACGAGAACATGAGTCAAGAGGATTCAGATATGCTGGGCGAAGAGTAATCTGGAAGGAGCCATTAGGGGTGAGAAATAGAACTATGATGAAAAGTCTGCATCATAAAACTATCTGCGAAGATTCCAGCCGGTGTAGTATTGCAAATGCAGACTGGCTGTTAATGTTTCGGAGAACAGGTGAGAATAAAATACCCGTGGAACATCCAACTGGAATATTGCACTATGCTGGTGATAATATTCCGGCAGACTCACAAATCTTAGCCTATCAAGGAATGAAAGGTGACCAAAAACAGAATCTATATTCTCAATGGATTTGGAGAAATTACGCGTCATCTGTCTGGATGGATATTAGAATCGACAATGTACTTCCATTCCGCAATGCAAAGGGTAGTGAGGACGAAAAGCATATTCATCCGTTACAATTAGATGTGATTGAGAGAGCTTGTGTGTTGGGCAGCAATCCAGGTGAAATAATATTGACGCCTTTTATGGGGGTTGGATCTGAGGTATATGGAGCCGTAATCAATGGCAGAAAAGCGATAGGCATAGAGCTAAAAGAGTCATATTATAATCAAGCAGTTAGAAATTTACGCGATGCAAAATGGTTAAATAAAGAATCAGACCAAATGGTAATGCAAATATGAGCAATAACCCTATGACATTCTACCCCCACTATTGTTATGACTGCCACTGCACGTATATAAGCGACAAAAGGCTTGATTGGTGCTGGTCGTGCCATAGTTGGAATGTTGTTAATTGTTACGGAGAAACAGAGGCCAGAGCAGGCCAGGGAGCTTTATTTGAAAGGTAAGTTATGTCTAACTATGGCCATGTACAGAAAGTAACGAAAGAAGTAGGTGGCAAGACCTACACGTACCGGAGCCTTTTGGAATATCGATGGGCGGTCTGGTGTCAGCTAAGAAAGGAACAGGGCATTATATTGGAGTGGTGGTATGAAGACGAAGTGCTCGAACTCGAAAGCAGAAAGTTCAAAGACCCGATACGATACATACCAGACTTTACTATCCAGACGCCGGACGGCTTTGAATTTGAAGAGTGCAAGGGCTGGTTCACGTCGCCGAGTGCAGCTAAGATAAGGCTTGCAGCAGAACAATACGTAAACCCTATTACCCTGATATTTGCCAATCTTACGGACTGCAAGAGCGGCAGAGTGCAGTATAACCGGGCAGAACGCCTATCGAAGCATATCAAGAGGATAATCTACAATGCAAATCGTGATATATTCAAACCGATCCGACATTTATTTGATAACTGAAAGGATAATTATGGACAAGATACAAGAAGCGATAAAAGAGGGCTGTAAAGATTGCCCCAAGGCAGCAAATGAAGTCCCGTGTATGTGGGGCGGCTTTGTAGGCGATTGCCCATATAACACATACAAGTCCGAGCCAGAGCCGGGGGAGTTTACGAAAGAGCTTATAAAGTTGGGCGGCTATCTAAGTGTGGAGCATAATGATAACTACGGGCAAAGTGTCTGTGAACGAGCCTGCAATGAAATCGACCGCCTGACCGCCGAGATTGCCGCACTAAACGCCGAACTGACGTGCGAAGAGTGCGAACAAAGTTTTAACGATCCAGAATCTGGTGTAACTGCGCTATGCATGACTTGTTGGAATAATATGGTAACTAAACTGCGAGGTGAAATTGACCTTCTGGCCGCCGAAAACTATAAGATGAGGGACGGGCTGGAAATAGGAAAAAGCGTCCTTGTCTTGCTTGATAAGGCATTGGCCGAAATCAAAGAGTTGGAAGCCGAGAACGCTAAGCTGAAAGAAAATAATAGATTCTTTGAAGACTTAGCAATTAAAATGGAACAAGAAATCAAAGCCCTGAAAGGATAACAATGCCAGATACTAAGATATGCACCAAATGCAAAGAGTCCAAAGAACTTGAGTATTACCCGATAGATACACGCCACA